CCCAAGCGTTGGCCATAATAGGTTTACCTCCCTATTACGCGTTACCAATTCTTAGAATCGCTGCTGAAGTTGTGAAAGCTGGGAACTGAATTGTAAATGTTCCTGAAGTTGCTGTTTTGTCTGAACCAAAATCTAATACTGCAACCGCCGCATTCGACGATGAAGTATTATAAATTAAGGCTCCTCTAGCTGTAATTGTAACACCAGTAAAAGATAAATCAGCAAAGTCCACAATTGCAACTCCTGATGCAACTGAAGTACTTGGATTTGGTTTTACTAATGCTCCTCCACCTGCAGTATACTGACCAGAAGCCGTAACTTCGTTAGTCGATGTGTATGCTGTAGTAGCAGAGTTTAATGTTGCAGCTGAAGTATACAAAGCAAGTTTAAAATTATCACCACCAGAAAATTGAAAATCATGTTTTCCTTCTAGTAATTCCTTTTTAAAACTATTTGCAACCGCTTGTGTTATCGCCATGTTTTACTCCTTATTGTGTTTTAGGAAGTCGAGGTGAACCACTTTGATATTCATCTCTTCTTCGTCTTCCCATTTGTTCTACAGTAAATCCTTCAAGGGCCTGTTTATATTTTCCTTCGTAGAATTGGATCATATCAGGCGGTCCTTTTAAGAACCCGTAAGCCTCTACTAAACATGCATACAAAAGTCCGTTAGGGAATTCCTTACTTAAGTATGTTTCAGTATTACTACCCGATAATCCTGATGGTTTCAAGATATAATTTATCTGCATGTTATAATTTTGATCTGGTGTTGGAGCAAGCACAATAGTGTTTTCATCCCAATATGAGTAGTATTTTGGCAATCCTTCAACATTAGTTGGGTTATATTCCGATATAAAGTTCGTGTCTCTGTATTCTAGAAACGAGCGGCTAGAGTTATCTGCTCCACCTGTAGAATTAGTGATTTGAACTGATCTAATAATTAATGTTTCATCATTAATTAATGGCGTATTAACATATCTTTGAGATGCTACAATATCAGCTTGTGCATAGGATCTATTATTATCAGAATCGACATCTCTTAAAATTCTAAATTCAGCATCAGAAATAAATCCATCAACAATAGTTGATGTAAATACATTTGAATCAACTTCACAATAATCTCTAATCTTTGTTACTAGTTCTGCGTATGTCATGGTGTTAATGTAACTGGACCTGCAGTTACAGTCATTCCTCCAAATCTTCCTGATACAGTAGGTGTACTTCCTAAATTGAAAGTGTAATTATCTGTACCTGTTACTGTTATACTAAATCCTGATGAATTTTCAAATACTGTATATGATAATCCTCCCGGACTTCCATCAACATTTCTAAATACAACTACATCTGCTGTAGATCTTCCGTGTGAAGGTTCATAAACATTTATAGTAGAATTTCCTGATGTAATAATAAAAGGATCCGAAGGTAACAATGGATCTGTTTGTGGTTCAGTTCTTGCAGGTCTTGCATTCATTAATCCTTGAGGATCTGCAGTATGTGGTTTTGGTTCTAATTGTGGATGTTTAGGTTCAAATTCAGATATATGTACTCTTGCTCCATTCCATTCTTTTACCATTTCTTTGTATGGAAATTCCTGACCTGATCTGTCAGATATAAATTTAGCATATTTTCCTGAAGCAGTATTAGACATTTGGATAATAAGTTTTAGGTGTTATGAAAGAACTTGAAGAAGAACCATCTTCAGTTAAAGCTCTTTGTAATTCATCTTCATATAATAATTTTAATTCTTGAGTTCTTTGTGGTGCAAATTTTTGTGATAAATAATATGATAAACCAGATACCATACAAGGTACAAATCTATATGGAACATCTGTTGCATTAGTATAATTACCTACATCTTGTATTCTTTTTACATAATAGTAATTAATAAAGTTTCCAGCTTCTGTTGATCCTGGAGTTAAGTATAAAGTGATTGTAACTTTATCTATGAATCTTTGTACAAAATATTGTGTTGGAGTCCCTTCATCAGTTTTATTTGATAAAGATTGATATTCAGACCTTGATATTTTTGTTAATGGAAAATCTACAGATGATGAATTTCTATATGAAGCTTCTAATACATCATCTACACCATAAACTGCTGTTGCATCAGAAGTGCCATCAGAAGTTGATCTATACATAGTATATTCTGATTGACCATCAACTAATGTAATTGAATTATTTGCAACTTCCCAATAGTGCAAACCTCTGTTTGCCCATTCTTGAAACATAATATTTAATGAACGTCTTGCAGATTTTAAATTAAAACCTGCATTAGGTTGCATTCCAATTCTTTCATAAGCTTCTTCTACAATTTCATCAATAGAAAAAGTTTTATCAAAAGTATATGTTCCAGAAGTAGTGTTAGCCATTAAGCCTCCTACTTATCGTATACGACTGTTACTGTACCAACTAAATCAGTTACAAAAATTCCGTCTTCGAAAAGAATTCCATCTTCTGCAAGATTGTATGCAAATACATCACCTGCAGGTGCATCAACTTGAAAATAATTAGATCCTGTTGTTCCGTTCAATAATGTAGCTGCAGCTGCAGTTGTAGTATTAGGTGCTCCAAGAATAAGTCCTCTTAATCTTGTTCTACCCGCAAATACTAAACCATCAGCAGCTTTTCGTGTTGCTTTAACATCTGATTTCATATTTTAATCTCCTAAAAATTTATAGGAGCCCCGAAGGGCTCCCTTAATTATTAACTGTCAGCAAATGGTGTTGCAAGAGTATCTGTAGTATTAGCTACTGATAAACCTTCAACCATATATTTAGCAGTGTCAATAGCTGTAACTTTAATTACAGTATTTGCGTCACCACCTTTTTCATCACCATTTAAGTTGATAACATCATTAGTTGCACCAGGTGCAAATGCAACAACACTGTTGTCTGTAGTGTTAACAGCTGTTAAGCCACCAACAAATTTATCAGTACCATCAGTTTTAATTGCAATTCCTGTTGCTGAAGTTTCAACAAAGAAAGTAAATGTAGCACCCAAGTTGTTTGGGTTGTTTACATCATTTGGACCCGCAACAGCTGAATCAGCAGAAGCATTAATTGTAGGTAAAGTAACTTTACCATCAACGTCTGTTAATCTGATGACTCTTCCTGCGTGGTCAGCAACTGTTAAAGATCCACTTGTGAAATCTTTAGTTGCTCCAACACCAGCACCAATAAATCCATTTAAAGATTGTACTGGTCCTGAAAATGTAGTTTTTGCCATAGTATTATCCTCCTAGTTATTTCTACATAGTCTCTAGGCCGTCGACTATACGCGTCTATGCAGAATAATTTATGTATAGTGATTAATTTATACAGTAGATTATTGAAAAGTGCAAGAAATCCCTATAAGAAAAGAGTCTTTTACAGCGATGTATAAGTCCTAATTAACCAGCGTAAAGATGAATTTCACCATCTCTAGGATTGGTATGGACTTCTGTCTCTTGTTTTCTGATGATTGATCTAATAACTGTTTTGATCTCATCACCAAGAGCAGACATTTCAGGTGTTATCTGTCCTTTATTTTCAAGAAACAACTCATTCCATTTAGACTCGAGTTTCAGTTTCTTGGCGAACAGTATCATGTTGTCCTGAGCCATTGTTAACCTCCTCATAGGTTATGTAAAAATCATTCACAGTACTTGTATACTGTAAATCATTTTGATCCCATTTTATATCAGATTTTCCTAGAAAGTCAATGATATGAGGATTAAGCTCATCTACATCATTTATTTCTTTATCACTTTCTATTTCAAACTTTGTTTGAAGATATTTTGTAAAAATTTTAACTAGATATTTCTTTTGCATTTTTCTTTCTACCAAAAAGAAAGGGCCCAATCAAGGGCCCTTCCAAAATAAATACTTAATTAAATCAAGTATTAAGCACCTGGTGATCCGAAGATACCTCTGAAATCAGAGAAACCAAAAGAGTATCTCTCTCTTGCTTTGTATCTTACGTTACCAGTATCGAAGTCACCTTCCATTGCAGTTTTGATTGGTGATCTTACGAACATTTTCATACCATTAGGCACGTCTGTTTTGATAAAGAACGCATCTGTGTCAGTTAAGAAATTATTCACAGTGTAACCTTGTGGAATCATTCCCATGCTGTTGATTGCGTTGATATCATTGTCCGCAGTTCCAACTCTTTGTGAAGACTTCATTAATCTTTCCGCTGTGAATTGTAATTCACTTGGGATAATTAATTTCAATCCTCTCGCTGCAACTTTCAAGCCTCTTTCATCAGTGAAAGCCGCAATATCAATTAACGACTGTTCTAATGAAGTTTCGTTTAAGTCAGCAGAAGTTGCTAACTCGTTAGAAACTGTGCCAGCAATTGTTGGGTGGTCAGTAGCGCAAAGCTCTTTACCATCTCCGCCAGCAAAGCTTGAATCAAATGCATTGTTTAATACATTTGCTGCTTTTACTTGTTTAGTATTCGCCATAGATCTAGCTAATGCTTTTGTATATCTAGACGCAAGTCTGTCATACAAGTTATCTTCAATCGCTTCTTCAGTGATTGAGAATGCAAGAGCAATTGTCTCGTGCGTATATCTAGCAGTGAAAGTTTCTTGTGCATTGTCAAAAGTCACGCCAGAACCTTCTGGTTTAACTTGTGCATTGCCAAAGCCACTTAACATTACTTCTTCTTCAAAAGCTCTGTCAGATGTCTCTGTGTCGAAAATTTCAGTATGCTGATTTTCATACCTTTTATACTCCAGACCGAATAAAGCATTCAAACCTGGTTCTAGTTCTTTAACTAGTTGTCCTCTACTTATCGCCATAGTTTATCTCCTTATACGCCTGTTGTAGTTTTTAAGTTATGTTCGTTGATGATTCCAACAACATTAACATTTGCTGCATAAGTTGTAGCATTTGCTAAATTATTGTTATCGTCATCTTTAGTTACGCCAATAACTCTTATTTGTTTTGCAGATGTAGTCATGTTTGTCATGCTAACTTCAACAGCAGAAATGTAGTTCGGTGAAGAACCAGCAGCGTAAGTCGCTAAGTCTGCGTTTAAGTTAATGTTAGCAATCGGCATTGCTGCGTCTGCTTGAATTTCGAACCTTTCATAAGGATCATCAGAAACAAATCCAACGATGTCTGTTGCAGCGTTAGATGCTTCTAGGTGATTAGCCCATGTTGGTTTCGAAGTGCTTGAGTCAGTATAGAAGACACCGTTAAGTGAACCTAATAAGTTACCGCCCGCTCCGCCTACACCAATGTAACCAGTTGCTAATGCTTGTACTGGATCGTTTTGGTATATAGCAGTTGAGTTAGCTGCAATACTATATTCACTTAAACCTTGGTTATCTCTATTTTGACCAACTTTGCCAATGGCTCTTAGACCAAAAGCATTATCTACGTTAGTTGCCATAGTTTTTTACTCCTAAGTTTAGTTTATATTTAGTATCGCGGTAGTTGGTATTTCTAAAAAATTACTTTTTAGTACCACCAAAAGTTACGCGACTCTGCCTATTACTATCAATAGGCATACTTGGGTGCTGCTCCTTCAAAAGATCGTTGTTAACTGCTTCATCTCTATCTTGGACTTGTTTTCTAAAATAAGCCTCACGAGATTTTGCGATCTCTTCTGGTATCCTAGCCAGCACTAGGCCGCCTACTCCGATCACTCCTGCGTATTTGCCTTCAGCAACTTGTGGATAAGGATGTTCCGGGTATTGATCTGCTCTTACGAGTTCCCATCCGGATCTTAACTTTCCTGACATGTTCTTTGTATCGTCCATGCCTAAAGTTTCAGTTCTTATCCATCTGTGCCTAAAACCATCTGGCGCAGGTGGTGCATCTAAAGATGACGGGGGAGTCCAGGTTGTAGGTCTCTTTTCAGAAACTCTTGACTGACTCGCACGAGGGGTCTTTATATTGTTATCTTTTTCCATATGCTTAAACCTCCTTCATGTGTTTTTTTTGTTTTGCATAATCTTCTAATGACACTCCTAATTTTTTGGCAATAGCAACTTCAGAAGGGGTGAGACTGATAGTTCTGCGACCACTTTTTGTGCTTCGCGTTGCCGACGCTACTGTTTGCACTGGCTTAGTCGTTTGAGCCGTTGTATCAGTAGTTGTAGCAAATTTATGCGGAAATTCAAGTCTTATTCTTTTATCAATTTCAGCATAATAATCATCACTATTAGGATCATAACCTTCAGCTTCCAATTTATTATGGATGTCAAAAGCCGTATAAGTCATAGCCGTATCAGTACCAAACCACTTATTTTTAGCTCCCCAAGCTTCTGCTCTAGGATCTACATTTTGTTGTTGTGGTTGAGGTTTATTAAATGCAGGTATTTCATCTGATTTAACTTCCTTTTGTTTAGCTGATTCAGCCATTTCTTTAGCTTCTGCAAGTCTAGATTCTTCATAACCTAATCTTGCAATTTCTTTTTGAGCTTCAACTTCTGCTGCAACATCATCATTAGCTCTAGCTGTAGCTAATTTTGTCTGAGCTGCTAATAGTCCAGATTTGATTCTCTCTTCTCTATCTTTTACTCCAGCTTGTTCAACTGAAGAATATTTTTTAGCTAAAGCTTCTCTTTGCTCTTTTTGTACTCTAGCAAATTCAATGGCTTCATCTCTTTGTCTTTGAGCTTCTCTCCACTTACCTGTAAGTTTAGCTATTCTTCTTTGAACATCTTTTGAGTAATTCTCTAATTCTAAATCTTTCGCATCTTTCTCGTCGCTAGTCTCTTGCTTCTCGCCGCTAGTCTCTTGAGACTCGGGGCTAGGGTCTTCTTGTTTTGTTTCTACAGTTTCAACTTGATTTTCAGTTTGAGCATCATCGTTTAATTCGACTTCTTGCCCTGGACCTGAAGTATCAATATCCACCATAGGAACTTCTTTGTTTGCTTCTTCTTGCATAGTTTCCTCCTATGTTTATATATAATGCAACACAGATTCTGGATCAGCAATTGTACCCAAAACCTCGTCGTCGTTTAAAAGACGAACTTCTCCGCCTTCTATTGGTAAACGTGATCCTGCATATCTTGCAAAGATCACCCAATCTCCTGTTTTACACCAAGGACCAGTTTCAAATTTATCTTTGTCTTTATAACAAAGAGGTCCCATCTTAACTACATAACCACAGTTTGTGACCATTCTAGCTTTATCTAAAGATTCTTGTGAAAATATAATTCCACCTTTAGATTTTTCTTTTGGTGTAAAAGGCAAAACTAACATTCTCCATCCTGATGGTTCAGGTAATTGATCCATCATAGAACCGATATTAGTTTCGTCTAATCTCTTTTCTTCTTTTAATGATTCTAACTTTTTTTCCTCTTGATATTTTTCTTCAAGAGCTAGTTTCGTCTTCGGAATCTCTTTGTCCGAATTTGACGACGTTTGTTGTGTCTGGTTGCTCATTTTTTTTATCCTCCTTTGGATTTAGCAGGTTTGAGATTTCCTGATCTATTAATTGTAAGGCATGCGCCTGACCTAAAAGGTATCTATAACCTTCCATGTCTTTTACTCCACCAGCAACCATAGTGTCACCTATTTGCTGATAAGAATTTCTTATAATTTTTCTAAGTGTGGGTACGAATGTTTCTAGTGTATAATGTTCTGCCATTAGCAATTCCATTTTCTAAGACTCTTGTTAATCCTAGAATCGGGATCGCGTGCAGTTTTTGCAGAAGTTAATCTTTTCTTCATGCCTTTCATACGAGCGCAGAACGATTTTCTACGATTAGCAGCCTTAGAACCTTTCTTTAATTTAGACGGTTTAGTTGTTACAGCTGTTTTTAACTTTGAACCAGGATTAGCAGCTCTGTAAGATGCAACTCCTTTTTTGTTCAAACCTCCTGACGGAGACTTTCCTTCTTTTCTTTGCCATGCGGCAGTTCTTGCCATTACTCTTTATCCTTTTTTGTCTTACCGTAATCTTGATCGATTATGGATTTAGCTTTTAAAACTCCTAGTCCTGTAACTGCAGCTCCTGTTCCAATTACTGCACCAGTTTTAATTTTGTCTTCTGTTGACATTCCACGTTTTTTAATTTTAGATTTTTTGGATAAATTTTTAATAATTGCTCCCATTCCTTTTGTAATTATTGTCATTATATCATACCTTTGTAGTATTTTTTATAACTTTGGTTTGATAAAATTTTACCATCTACATTAGCAAAAATCATTTTACCTTTATAAGGTTCCATTTTTGGTTTTTTGTTTTTAACTTTTTTCTTTTTCACTACTTACCTTGTGATTTTTTAATCGCCTTGGCAGTAGGTGCTCCTTTAGATCCAACTTTTCTCATTTTTTCACCTGAACCAGCAGCAATTCTTTTTTTCTTTTGCTGAATGTTATACCAAAGACCTTTCTTTGCCATTTTACCAGATTTAGTTTTATGATATTTACTTTTCATTAGTGTCTCGCTTTTCCCCAACCTTTAAGTTGAATAGATTTCTTTTTACCTTTTGGATTACCCACCATATCAACAGCATTGTCTGCTTGAACTTCTACTGGTCCACCTTCAGCAAATACACCTCTCCCTTTTAAGATGTCTGCTTTAGTTATTTTTCCATCTTTGTTTAAATCAGGAAAAGATTTCTTTTTATTTTTCATTTTTGAACTCCTTTTTACAACTGCATTCATGTTTACAAATACATGGTGTAATTTTTAACAGTTTACATACCCAATGTCTAATTAATTTCCTCATTTTTTACCTCCAAATTGTTTTAGTTCTGTAGCCTTTATACCATAAACAGCTCCCACTACAGCTACCCAAAGTGAGATTAACCACCAAGGCATATTCTGTAATTTTTCAAAATACAAGTCTAATTTAGCACTAATATTTTCGTCTTCTGCAAAAACAGAATATGCAAGCAAAAACAGAGGCGAAGAGAGTGTTAATAAAATAAATTCGTCCTTCCAATCCCCTTTCTGATTTTGTGCAATCTGTCCAGTGTACTCAATTTCTCCTCGTTTCATCTTTTCAGCATGCACAATCTGTGCTTCTGACATTATAATTTCAGATTTTTTCTTATTTTTATAAATTTCAGCGCCAGTTTTAAGTGCAGTACCTATTAAAGACCAAGGAAACATAAATTATCTCTTCTTTTTGCTTTTTCCAGCTTCAGAAAGTGCAATTGCAATCGCTTGTTTACGACTTTTCACCTTCTTTTTGCTTTTTCCAATGTTAAGTTCACCTTTTTTAAACTCTTTCATTACTTTTTTTACTTTTTTCTGTGATTTATTCATTACATTCCGTCCTTATTTTTTAATTCATGTTGTAAAACTGTTTTTGTTAATGATGTATCGGCTCTTAAGTTCGCTAATTCTTCATTTTGATCAATTTTTTGTTGAGTAGTCATTTGATTCATCATTGCTTTCATCTTATCAAGGTTAATTCTCTCTTTTGCTTCCTCTTCTTTTCTGAAATTTTCTTGTGCACGCAAATCAAGTTCTCTTGCTCTAAGTTTTGCAATAGGATCATTGTCAAATTGTGAAGTAATTTCTTTTTCTTCCTTCATAAATTCTTCCATCATCTCTGCAATCAATACTGCTTTTCTAGATTCTATCTTTTCAGATAACATTCTTATTTGCATTTGCATCTGTTGTGCCATTTGTGGATTTTGTTGAGCAGCCATTTGCATTTGTTGTAGTTGTTGTAACTCATTTCTAAATTCTACTTCAACTTGTTCTTGAGCCATCAAAGAAATATGTTCAAAACAGTTCTTTTCTAACGCAGCCATAATAACAGGATTGTTTCTTGCCATGTTAGTTGCCATAAAATTTAAGTGAGCAGTCATGTGTGCTCTGTGATCTTGTCCCGGAAACGCTTGGAACGGTTTCCCTGCGAGAGCATCAATGTGTTCTAACGCAGGGTCCTTTGGTTGTGGGGGTTGTGGTCGAATTAAAATTTGATCTATGTCTTTTACACCTAATGCTTCGTACATATTTCTAAATACTGCATATTGATTATGAATTGCTGGATTAGACATTGCCAATTGCAATTCCGTTTGAGCGAGTGAAATACGCTGTGTTTGAGAAAATATATTTGGATCAGCAACTGGCAATATGTCTACACGGTCATCAAAATCTTGTTGCTTAATTGTTCTTTGACCACCTACTACATCGTAAGGATATTCTTCAGGTAGGTATAATTTAAAAACTCTTGCTAATAATTTAAATTCATTTTTAAGAGCAGAGTAAATTCTTTTGTGGATAGCCGACATTGTTCGACTTCCTCTTTCTAGCAACGCAACTGTCGTTCCCACCGCGGCTTGCTGATTCCCATCTCCCACTTGCAGGTCTGCTATTGAAGCAAATCTTTGTCCTGCAGATACAACGACACCCATAAGCTGTAAGAGAGTTTGTGAAGGCTCTTTAAATGGTAACATCATAAATGAGTCTCTAATGTTTCCTCCAGGTGCATCTACATCTCTAAATTCACCGGGTTGTATAGCCTGTGCATCATCTCTAATTCTGATTCCTCGTTGTTTAAATCCAGCAGGTAAATTTGACAAAGTTCCTGCATCTAATAGTTGTCGTAAAGCAGATGTAGCAGTTCTTGATAAACCACCAATCATGTGTATTAAACCAAAACCGTAAAAACCTAGTCCAGGTAAAAATTTAAAATGTACAAAGTATTGTACTTTAGATCTCTTAGGATCATTTATTTCATAGTTTCTTTTAATTGATAAAATCTCTCTTGAGTTTTCTTCTAAAGTTACAATGTATGGAAGTTTAATTCCTGTTGGCTCTCCCTCAGCATCTACATCTTCAAAGCCTTCTAAATCTAAATTGACATGACATTCTAATAAAGTAAATACATCTTCTTCTCTTCCAGACTTTGTTGTTCCTTCTAATTCATGTTCTTTTTTTTCAACTTCATCTTCATTGTATTGTCCTGGTTTTAAATCAAGATCACGATAGAAACCTGCAACTTGTTGTTTTCTTAATTCATTTTCAGAAATTTTTATTCTATGAATAATTGCTTCCGCATCATCTAATGAGGTAGCTGTATACGGAACAATTAATTCATCAGCCGGTACAAATTTAGAAACGGCTCTTTGCATGACTTCATCAAAATAAACTTTTTTAAATGAAGATCCTGCTAATGGTAAGTAAAATAACATTTGATCAAACTCAGGTTCATACTCTTTCATTTGATCCATCAATTGATAGTTCATAAAATCTTTAACTCTTGACGCTTGTTGAGTTTTTTCTGGAGAAGGAGTTCCTAAGATTTGTGTTCGGACTGGTCCATCAGCTGGGAGTAACTCTTTATATGCCAACGCCTGAAACTGAGTAACAGCTTCAGCAAGCACCGGATGAGTGGCACCCGAAGCACCCGAGAATG